CTAGAGGCCATCAGGCCGTGAGCACTTGCAAAGGCTAGAAGGGAATTCACCTTTGCCTCAAGCTCGCGACAATACTCAAGCAACTCCGCATTGGTCGGTGACGCTGCATCTGCAATCGTCATCGTTCCATTAGCAGTTGGCAGCGTTCCAGAGGTTGCAGTCGCGGCAAGATCGGCAACGTGCGTGGACTGGATAGCAGCCGTCGCACCAAAGAACCCAATCTTGTTTGAGTTGACTTCAAGCTGGGTCGTCATCGTGCCAGCGGTTTGCACCTGCAGTAGCAACTTGCCGTCTTCGCTGTCTGTTGTCGCATCAGCGATTACAGCTTGCACCTGCGCGTAATCAACCTCACGCTGTGCAGCATCAGAGTCATCGTTATTGCCCCTAAAGAAGACAGTGCTAAGAGCATCGTCGTCTTGTCCGACAGCACCATTTCGGTGGCGGAACATTCTGATGTCCGCGCCAGATGATGCGTCATTATTCGGGCACTCCAGACGCAAAATCTGCGTGTCCGTGTTGGTCACATGGATCGGAGCATCAGGCGCAGCCTCGTTAATGCCAACCTTGCCCTCTTGCAATCTGACAACAGTCGACGAGCTGCCAGCGGTTGTGGTGTTGAAATCAATCCGACCGTCTTCCGTGCTGTTGCTTGCATCAACAATCGATGCAGTGATCTCTGCATAAGACTGTGCATCTCCGGCGTCGTCTTCCCCACGAAATTCAATCGTTCCAAGGACATCATTGTCAGCAGGTGACGCAGAGTTGCGGTACAGAACAAAGTTTGGACCCTCTGCTGAGCCGGCTTCGCTGTTCTCGATGATTACGTCATCACCAGTCGTTGCTTTAAACGTGTGCAACAAAGCAGTTGCCGTTCCATTGCCAACTTGAAACCCTGTTGTGGTGAACTTGCTATTCAGTGTGTCGTTCGTGCTGATTGCGATTTCATCTTCTCCACTGCGGAAGAAACCGCTGTCACCAGTGTCAGAAATAAACCCCAGTGATGGGGCCGCAACACTGCCGTCAGGAATGTGATCGCAAAGAGTTGAAAATTGAATGCGCTTGTTTTTATTGGCGTCAGTGCTTTCCGACGCATCAAGCACCAAAAACTCATCACCACCAGCAGGGGCGGTTAGCTCTGTCAAAGCAGAAAGTTTGCGATCAGCCATGGTCAGCAGTTTTTAGAGCGAAGAATCGAACAAGTCATAGCGATCAGCAGGCCATCAAAACGCATGGGACGCAATAACTGCCATCTGCATAAGTCTCTGAAACCACAGTGCTAGTGACCTTCGCAACGGTCTTAGACCGCACAATGTCATCATCTTGCGGTTTTGCCGTTCCATCACCAGCAGACATCAACAAATCGCCGCGTGCAACGGTTGTGCCTTGCGCAATACGGATGACAAAATCACCAGTCATTGCACAAAAGAAATCTTTTGTGTAAACCTCGTCGTCATCGTCCCAATCCTCAAAAACACCCGCAACATTTGGATCGCCTTCTACATCACTTACCTTGAGTCGGTTCAGCTGTTCATTTAACTCAGTACCGGCCTCTCTTGCAGGTACTTTGACATCTCCAACACTTGCACCTTCAGGAATTTCATCTCCTTCTTCCCACAATTCAGCGTCCCGTGCGTCGTAGTCCCAGACGCACATTTCATCAAGGTTGCTGAGAACACTGCCTCGCAAAATCTCAATGCGATCTCCGTTACCTTCAAGCTGAGCGAATCGCGATAAGTGGCCGCCAGCGTAAGTAACAGTGCTGCCACTAACCCTAATATCTCCTTGCTCAACACCATTTTTACGAAACTGAATAATATCACCATTACTATTCCTATTGAAATTACCTGAAATGTTGTCTCTTGAGAGGAACAATGTGGTCCCATTTGAAGATTTATGTATAGAACCTCCTGTGTCAGTGTTACCAAAGCCAGGGGTCACAGAGTTAAAATAATGAAAAAGTGCATGGCCCTCGGAGGTGACACGCATCCGCTGCAGGCCGTCAGTCAGAATCCTGAAGTCGCCTTCATTAGATCCACAGTAAACGTCAGAGTTTGAAGTATTTATGAACCTAATCGATGACGATGAGTTGCCAGTTGAACGGAAAAGTGTGTTAACTTGCGCTGCCCCAGATACTTCAAAAAGTGCAAGGGGATTATTCGTTCCAACACCAACGTTGCCGTTTGAAGCGATGCGCAGTTTTTCACTAGGTGTACTTCCGGTTTTAAAAGCAAAACCTCGCGAACTTGACTTGGCGGTGAACTCCAGTCCAACGTCTGTAGTTTCAATTAATGAGTCATATCCACTGGTTACGTTGCAATCGAATTTAATTCTGCCTGTTGATCCGCCTTCATCACTTGCAAGGTGCAGCAATGCTTCAGGGCTTGTAACTCCAATGCCTACATGACCATTAGATCCATCGATTCGCATCCTCTCTGGTGCGCCAGATCCGGCATGAAGAACAATATCGCCGTTAGTAGTGTCTCTTGCTGCAATATGCAAAGTGTTTGTATCATTAACAATCTGGCCGCAAGTCAAACTAGTTTCAGGCCCACCAGTGCGGAAGCCAATCCGGACTCTTTCGGTAGTACCAGCACTAATGGTCGTCCCAGAGAACGTAGACGAGATCGCAGGACCTGCTACTTGCAGCAATTGAGTTGGATCTGTCGTACCAATGCCAACGTTCTGTGAGCCATCAACTGTGAGAGCTTTTTCTCCACCTGTGACAATAGAGATTTCATTAGAAGTAGTTCTTCTAAATCCAGTGTCAATGTCAGCGGCAAAAGAAATGCCAGGCTTTGCATCCGTTCCATCAGCAGCAAGGACCTGACCGTCTACTTCCGCAAGGGTGATCCAAGCGTCGTTTGCAGCATTCCGCTGCTTAATCAGCGCAGGGGTTGCACTGGTGTCGATCCAGTATTGGAAGGCGTACTTGGTCGCGGGCTCCGTGGCGCTGCTGTTCTGACTGACGATTGCAGCCAATGCGTTGTTCAGGTCCGAACGGAAGCTGCTACCGCTTTGATTGCTGAGAATGTAATCGTGAACTGCCATCTTTAGGTCTGCTCAGAGCCAAAGCCCGCTGCAACGTACTGAAAATTGCGGTCAATCGAAGAATTGCTGGAATTCTTGAAGTGGACCGTGAAGCCAGTTCGCGTGACGGATGTCACCTCATAATAGTCCCCACTGGCAAGGTTAAAAGCCGTAACTCCAACTGATGGCGCCTGATAGAAAGCGTTCGTGAACGTCACGGCCTTTGCCGCCGCTCCAGAAGCAATCGTCGCAGAGCTTTCTGTACGAGCTGGAATCGACAGCTGGTAGCCCAACTCCTCTACCAACGGCGTCTGGTCAGGATGATCTGCCTCTAGCTCACACTTGAACTGGAACGTGCGTCCGACAAACGTAGCTTTTTCCAAGACTCGCCAATCGCCAAAATTCGTTGAAGACTCCTGCATTAAGTGGTCCCCATCTTCAAGCAGGAAAAAGTCCGTGCCTGCCTCAAGCAAAATGTCATCCGCCGCAGGCGCTTCATCGCTACTACGGAAATACAAGACTGCGTTGGTGTCCTCGGCTAACGTCCCGTCCCAATCGCTCCAAGCGTCAACCAGCTCAGCGCGATCATCAATCAAATCACTGGGGTACAGACCGCGTGAATTTATGGTGCGGTCTAACTCGATTGCAAACTTGCCGCCAAGATCTAAAACCCCAGGGAACTCATATTCACCGCTAGAAAGACGCTCTCCAACGAAATCCATGGACGCCAATCCATCGATTCCATTTAATGCTGGTGTCGTCGGCCCTAAAACTGGATCAAACTTGATATCATCAATAGTTTGGTCTCCGTCGAGCACCAGCCCATCATATTCTGAACTATAGAAACAGTCGATTTTCTCCCCTTGAAACGGAGGGGTGTCCGTGTCCTCACGTCTTGTTTGAACTAAAAGCTTGGGGATTGCGCTAGGGATATTTAAGACAAGGCTGATCGCCGTGGTGCTTTTAACCTTGGTTGTTTGATCCTGCAGCTTGATGATGTACTCGCCGTTCATCAGTGGAACGGTTACTGAGTTTGCTGTTGCTTGCACTTCTGCCAGCTTTACAGCATTAGTAAACGTGCCAGTCCCGTCTGTTTTGCTTGAATGCCTGACAAGGGCTACAAGATTGTTGAGCTTTTCGTTCCTAGGCGGGGTCCACTTAAGAAGCCCTTGCGTTTCATTGATTGGGCTTAGAGATAAATCACTAACGTTCGGAACAATTTGCGTAATTGGCTTTCCATCATCACTGGTGCCTAAATCAGGCAAAGCTGGAGCGGTTGCCTTTGCCTTCGCAAAGGTAGATTTTTTTACAGGAAAGCCAATTCCAACCGCTCTGACATGCACCTCAAAGGTTTGACCAGGGTTAATTCCATCGACTGTGATTGCTGTGCTAGTCGTGTTGAACGTTGTAAAACTTCCTTTGTCAATTCGATGCTTTACGTCAAAAGAAGCGGTGAAGCCAACGGCACCTCTCGTCCAAGTAGCCACACCACGGTTGGTCAGGCCACCCTCTTTTGAAATTAGCTGAAAATCGATTGGCATTAGATGACTGGGGTAGAGGGCGTCTGATCTAAAAGAGTTACATCTAAAAAATCAAGCTCTTCATCTTCATCTGCTGCTTCATAGATGCTGTCGTTAAATTCAACCCCAACAACTGCGAACGTTCCATCACCACTGTCAGCGACGGAAAGGCATCTGAATTTTTGCAGCTTGACTAGATCAGTGTCTATTGCATAAATAGCATCAACAAGAGGGGAAAAACTGAATGGTGTATTAACCACAATGGTTTTTCCGCTTGATGCACTCGCGTTTATATGCCTTCTCTCTACATTTCCATCAATCAAAACACATGTCAAAACTTTATTAGAGCCGCCAGGCAGAGTTATTTCCTGATCTGCCACGATCGAGGTTGTTGTTGAGCTACTGATCCGGCCAGACAGCCTTGATCCAGCACGCATCTCATCTTGTACTGCAAAGACCTGCCCAGGGAAGACAAGAGCGCCATCAAGGCCAACAGTGAACGTTATTGTGCTGGCGTCAAGCTCTTCTGACTTCATCATCCAACGCCCCATGCGTTTGGCTTGTTTTTTAGACGTGCAGCCAAAAGCTAAAACCTCTTTCACTTGATAGCCATATTTTGAAATCAATGCTGAGTCTTCGATGCAAACAATGTTTGGCCTGTAAAAATTATCTGGGTCGTTGTAGCGGACCCTAATGCTGGTGCTGCGTGTTTTAAGCGAAGAACCGCTGTAATTAAAAACGCCGCCAACCACTCCAGAGTTTGCAAAGATATGAACAGGATCAACATTGCTTCCATCTAAGTTGCCATGGTCTGCAGTTACTTGAATAGTGTTTGACTGCCAGTACATCATGCCTCTGAAGATTGAGGCAAAATCTTGAAGAACTGTATATGCCTGCGCCTGTGAAGAGACCTGCACATTGCACGCAAAACGTGGCTCGCCATCAATGAGTTCATTTGCATACCGCGCCAACGGATAAAGATCCACCCAGTTCAAATTGCTTTTATCAATGAAATGCCCTGCGCCAAAACGCTTGTTAGTCAGCAGGTCGTAAAAAATACAAACCGGACATGTCGTCCACTTTGCACCCTTCAACTTGCCATTAAAACCACCATTAAATTCAAGACTACCATCATCTCTTGGCGTTGCATTGTGAGGGATCTGAACTCTTTTCCCTCTGACTAAGTATGCCCTAGTCGGTAAAGTCTGAAACTCTTCTGTTGAAATACTCATCCCAACACAGGCTGAGTAAGGATAGGCAGTTCTAATGTCAACATGCTCAACGACAGAAGACCAGATAAATGTATTTGCGCGACCATTTTTTAGCGGAGTGCGCTTGTCTACATCTTCAAAATCTTTGAAAGAAGCAGCGAACATGCGCTTATCAATAGTGGCAGCATTGCTTTGACTGTGCGGAATCTCGCCATGAAATCTAGAATTAGGATATTTAGTGACCTTAATGTTCCAAGGTCCTTTCCCCGGCAGTTGAATTCCGCTTACTTGATATTGATAGTTAGTGGTGCTTATGCCTTGAATAACATAAACATTATTTGACCCACCTTTGAAGTCCTCGCTGACCTCATCAACGCTTGTCTTTTTTACTCTCTTAAATCCGGACCCGCTGCCAACGTCCTGAATTTTTATGTCAAAGTTGATCTCAGCATCAAACAACTGGCCTTTAACAAGGCTTTCTTGTGCTGTAGAAAAAAGACGTGGGACCGTAAAAATTAAATCAACGCTATCAACGTCAGTATCCGTGATCTGAACAGTTTGACTGCCTGATCCGTAAACTCGTCTTTTGACTCGCGTACCATCACCGTTCAGTATTTCTGTATAACCTTGACCGACCTCTTTGTTTACGTTGATGACATTGCTAGTTTTACCTTTCGCTTGCGGCAAGGCGCTCTGTGTACGCCCACCCTGTCGCAGCTCATAGGAAACATGGCTGTTTCTAACCAGAGTGCTTCCAGTTTGTGCCCTTAGTGGCGATTCATCAAGGAAGATTCCTTTCTTGGCACCTTCAATCGCATCGATCGGACCTTCGCAGAGAAGGTCAACAATTTTAATTACAGACTCGGAATTAAGGCTCATTATGCGTCGGTTACAAGGTTTTCGGTGAAATTCTCGCTTTTATCGCGAAAGTTCTGATAACCGATTGCTCTGATCCTAATACGCCCGCCTTTGTTGTCAGCGTCTGTGTCTATGACTTGCACCCTAGTGTCTACGACAGTGTCATTGTCCTCAACTCCACTATGCCCAACATCAATGGCATGGCACCACTTATAGCTGTCTGTTTTTCTTAAAAGCCCTTGAATTGTTGCGCGGACTCTGCCAAACACTGGGGACTCTCCGTCGTAATTGCTCTTCTTCAAAGTAATTTCATAAGTTACAAACGCAGGTACCAGTTGACTCCCAACAACACGGCTTAAACCGTTATCAATTTCAAAGAAAATTTGCAGGTTTTCGGATTTTTTGTCGTCAGAATCAAAGTCAATAACAGGATCAACCTTGTCAATTTCACCAACGA